TCATGGAGCGTCAAACCAACTTCAGCGGTATGCTTGGTCCTGACAAGGCCGAGTGGCAAGTGCGCTACAGCGACGGGCGTCGGATGACTCGCTCGTTTGGTTGTCCTGTGCGCATCATCCGCAACAGTAGCACTGCTCCTCGTGACTGGTGGGGTGACAGCCAAGGTCTTGGCATCACCACCATTGAAGGCGCAGCAGGCTACTACCTCGTTGACTGGTGGGGTAACACCCGTGGTGAGGATGTCCGCAAGATGCCAGTGCGCAGTTTTGGTATTCGTCCAGCGTGGGACGCAGGTGACGCATACGAATACGACCGCAGCGGTAACGACCCCACACCAAACGCTCGCCTGTGGAACGGTGGTAAGCCGATTGTCAATCTCAAGGGTATCGCTGACAGCAGCGGCGATGTGCTATCTTCACCAACTGCAGTGCCTCGCTTTGGCGGGCGTGTCAACGACACCAACAACAGCAACAGCGACATTCTCGTCGATGTGTTTGCCCCAACCAACGCCATGCGTGTAGGTGACATGGGTGGCGGGCGCGGTGTGCGCTACCCGACGCAGTTCAACGAGGACCTGCTGGTCGAACTCAGCGATGTCTACGAGGGCTCAGGTGTCGTGCTTTCACACCACACGGCTGAGCCTACCTTCAGTCAAGGCTTGCTGCGACCTCGTGACGATGTCCTGCAGCCTGACGAAGTCAAGCGAGGCATCAGTGCCCGTCTTGACATCGCTGAAGACGGACTACTCAAGCCTGAGGCCGCTGTCAGCGACCGCGTCGAAAGCATCAGCGGCACATCCGTGCACAAGGAGCCTATCTCCCGTTCGTCCCCTCGTATCGGTATTGACGCTGATACGCTCGAGTCTTTCTCCACCGGCATCAACGCTGACATGGTTGCCATCAACAGCGAGGCACACAGCCTGCACACTGACCGTGGTGTTGGACAGCGTGTCGTGCTACAAGGTGGTATGCAAACAGGCTCACAGACGCTCGGCGACTACGACCTCACTGCCTTGTCGTTTGCTGCGCAACCACACGGCGGTGTCATGCGATTCAGTCACACGAGCAACATCAAACCGATGGGCGGCACCTACATCCTTGAGTCTCGCTCCTTCGTCAATCCGTTCGACGATACTGGCTGGGGCCGCACTGGTGCAGGCGACACCAGCAACCCATACCAAACAACAACAAGCACGACTGCTGCTCACAACCTCAAGGACAACACTGTTCGCTTCATGGTTCGACCAGTGAGGCTGCTTGATAACCAGCACATCGAAGTGTTCCGTCCTGCTCGTGGTGTCGCCAGTGGCACGCCTCAGGATGGCAGCACTTACTACACAGCCACGGCTGGCGGCAAGTATGGGCTGTTCACCTACGAGAGCACAAACGGCGGAGCAACATCCTACATGCGCACAACACTGCCCGATGGCAACGCACCCTACCAACCCGTTTATCTTATGGAGAGTAGTAGCGACACTGTGCCAGTATCAAAGGGTCCGAAACTACCGGGTGCCGGTGTATCGACTTTTGACACAGACACGCTCAAGACCACGGTGACTCGCTTGCTCATCAGCGAGAACACGCTGCAACACTACCGTAGCGATGCACCTCGTCGCACTGGTAGCGGCAAGGACTACTCGGTCAAGCCCCGCTTCAGTCAGTCGCTGCACAGCAAGGGACACAAGGCCGATGTGACCTACAACACATCTGACCACAGTGGTGATGCCTGATGCCTTACCTCGCTAAGACGCGCATCATTGACGACACCAATGTCGTGATGAAGCATGTGCGCAAGCCAGTCTTTGTCGACAATGCACTGCACCTTGGTGAGTTTGCCATGCAGGGCACAACACAAGCCAAGGTCACAGTCAAGCAGCGCAAGACCTCGACCTACGCTGTCGCATCAACTCACTCCTACACCATCGACGAGCGTGAGGACAGCGTCGTCTTGACCCACACACCTACGCCGGGGCACACCTCAGAAAATTGGATTCTTTATATGCACTCGAGTTTTGAAAACGATGTTGCTTCAAATACTCTGAGGATGCTTTATTCTATAGACCAGCAGACTGAGCGCCTGTCGCTCGGTAGCCACTCCACCGGAAACAAAGGTTCTGTTTTTGCAGTGCGAAACATGAAGGGAAAGACGCTCAGTGAACTCGGTTTCAACGGCACCGCTGGCTACGCTGCTCAGCCAATTGATGTCGGCTTCCGAACAACCGACATGGCGATACGACTGGGTCGTGACATCGCTGACACACTGACCTCAGTCAACATCGCACTACCCATCTCACCGTCCAACTCCAGTGGCGACCGTCGTCGCCATTCTACTCGCTTTGTTGCCACTGACTTCTACGGTGTCAACCTCGTTACAGCCTTGCGTTTCCTCGGTCGACACGATAACCACATCGTCTACTTCGAGCGCTTTGGTAGCCTGCTGTATGTCCCATTCAACTTCGGTGAAGCAGGACGCACTGTCAACGCTCAGGAGCGCTCAGGACCTGCTGGCACGAACCCCATTGACAACACCAGCAACCGAGTCATCGTTCAGGGACAACCACTGTCTGTCAACGACAACGCCTACGCTGAAGTCAGTGACGCTGAACGACAGAGCGGCCGTGGTGGCGATGTGCAGGAAGAGCCGCAGGTCATCGAAGACTTCACCGTCCGCAACAACGAGTCCGCCCGTCGTGTAGCGCGTAGCGTGCTCAAGGCAAACAACCTACTGAGCGGCAACAAAACCAGCGCGGGGCATCCCAATGCTTGGGACCTGCGTCCGGGTAAGGTCATCCAATACGAAGGTCGCAACCGCATTCTCACAGAGGTCCGACACAACCTTTCGGAGAACACTGCCGACCTTGTCTTCCTCACTGTTGACAGCGGTATTGAGGGCGTTCTACAGGGCATTCTCGAGGGCGCTCAGAACACCGGCTCTCGCCCCGAAGTGGTCGAACAAATCATCGAGAAGAACTTCTCACTGTTCGCCGACATCGAGATTGTCACGGTGCCTATCATCACCATTCAAGGACACGGAAAGTCAGGCTTCATCATCGGTAAGGCCATGAACAGGGGCGTGCTCGGAGGGAGCAGTGACGAAGAAACAATCGGTGGAAGCAAGTCCACCCCAATTACCTACAGAGGAGATGCCTGATGCCAGTGAGCGACCACATCAAACGAGCCCTACTCGACACGATTGTCAGCAACATCAACGAGATGGTGATTGGCTTCGATGGCACCCCATCTACGAGTTCTGACGGTGCCGCAGGTCGTCCTGCTATCACGGTCAACCCAACAGTTCGCATCGTTGACGACAACACCATTCTCGTCGAGGGTTTTATACCAGCCTCGCACGCATTCGATGACTCACTGAAGGAAGTGTATGTGCAGTTCAGGGGCACGAACTCATTCACTCCAGTTGCACGCCACACCATTCTCCCAGTGTTGAAAACCACACAGAACGAACTACGAATCCAACTGATGATTGAGGTGAAATGATGACAATGAGCACGAACAACCCCCTTTCGGGCCACACCGATGGAACCAACGATGGACTGACTGACGGTAGTCACATTCTCTCACCGTCATTGACCAACCTCTACGAGGCTGTGCATGGTAACGGCATCTTGCTACCGCACGACACTGCCTACGACGACAACGACCGCAACGACCCGCCTGATTTGCCCGGCGCCATCACCGCTGGCTCGAACGCTTACTCCTTTGTCGTCAAAGCCTGCGATGTCATTCTCGACGGTGTGCTCTACGCCATCGGTGGAGGCAGTGACATCACAGTCACTTTGACCACCACCACGGCTCAGAAGATTGGCTCATTTACAGCCCTGACTACCGGTCAAGAATGCCTCTTCGTTGTGCTCGCTACTGCTGACGGGCTCAAGGTAACACAAAGCGACCGCATCACCACAGCAGTTGGCGCATACCCGTCCATCTCAGGCGATGCTGCTTCTTATCTGAAGACCGGTAGTGGTTCAGGCGACAATCGTCAAACCGTCGTGTTGGGCACAGTGCGTGCCACTTTCAACGCCAGTGCAGTGTCCGCCAACGACCTCGACATCACCATCAGTGAGCGCAACGACAAGCGAGTGTTCGTGCGTCCTACGCCCCTCTACCTGTCGCCAGTGCGTGACGGCACTGTGTCGTCAACCACGGGTATTAACGGACACACGGCGCTCTCCACGGTCCACACTGGTCAAGCGGGCACCTTCGGCGACAACGGCGTCATTTGGCAATCGTTCAACAGCGCTGGTGAATCCATGCTCTACTACAGTCGTAAGGACGGTAGCAACCGACACACTCACTTGCTCGGTCCTACCAACATTGATGTCTCCAGCCCGAGCACGAATCAGACCTTCACCTTCGACGGTGACCGCGTGTTCGTCTTGACGCCGAGCACCGGCATCACACTGAATCCCAGCGGCACCTTCCCACCGGGCCACACGGTCTTCGTGTCCGTGCCCAGCGGTAGCACCGTCACCTTCGACAACACTGGCCTCAGCCAAGCCATCGCAGCAGGCAACGCTCTCATGTTCGCCTACGACGGCACCAACTGGAAGCGAGTGCTCTTCAGTAGCACCGTGGCTACGACCTCCAGTGGGGCCAGCGGCGTCGTGCAATTGTCTGATGGTGCCGGTGGCTTCACCAGTGACTCAACGCTCTCATACGACACAGCAGCCAACGAACTCACCGTCGACGGTAAGTTGACCGTGACGGGGCTCATCGACCCCACTGGGCTTGAACTCACCCCTCAGGCCAGCAACCCGGCTGCTGCTGATGCAGGTGTTGTAGACGCTAACACACTGTGGCTCGATAGCGGTGCAAGCAATCGTCTCAAGCAAGGAGCGTCAGGTGTCATGCGTGCAGGCGATGCCATCAGCGAACTCAACAACGACGCAGGCTTCGTGAACGCAGCAGGCGCTGCATCAGCCGCTCCGGCCACCAACCTCGCTTACGATGCTGCTTCAAGAACTGTAAGCAGCAGCACGGGCACGGACGCTGTCATCACCGAGGTTGTGTCCGGCGGCAACTCAGGTTTGATGACGGGCGCTCAAGCGACCAAGTTGGACGGCATCGCTCCCAGTGCTACGACTGACCAAAACGCTGCTGGAGTGCCCATCGCTGACGCAGGTGGTTACTTCACCGGCACCGATGTCGAAGCCGCTCTGCAGGAGTTGGGCGCAGGTGGCGGAGGCTCCTCTTACACCGACGCTGATGCCATCGCCGCTGTTGAGGGTGAAGCCACACTTGCTTTGACAGGTGATGTGACTATCGCCGCAGGTAAAGACCTAACCGTTGATACAAACACTTTACATGTTGATTCAACGAACAATCGTGTCGGCATTGGAACGACATCTCCCGATATGGCTTTGGATGTAAAGCAAGCAGGGACGACAATCGCAAGAGTAGCAAGCACAGGTTCACATGCTAACTTGCGTTTTGGTCGTGCAAGTTCCTCTTACGATGCCGCTATGTTGTTCTATGACAACATGGCTTCTACACCTTCATTACAATGGCGTATTCAAATGACCAGTGGTGGAACTGATTTATCCATTCGTGACGAAGATGGAAGTCCTGATGGTCAAGAGATAATGAAATTCAAAGACAGTGGTGGTGTTGACATTAACGCCGATGTAGCAGTCGCGTCGGGTCATACTATTACTGTGGGTGGAGTGTCA